GTTCACTGGAGAGGTTCCTATTCGTTTTCAAAGACACATGCAAAAACTGTTTATTGATTGGGCATGGGGCACTTCACAAGCTAAGATTGGTGATGTTGTAGTTGCCGAATGTTATGCGTCAATTAATCCAAATGTTTATGGTAGAGTATGGAATGACCGATGGATGAAAGAATATGCCACAGCATTAATCAAAAGAATGTGGGGAAACAACCTCAAGAAATTTGCTGGATTACAATTACCTGGTAGTGTAACATTAAATGGTGACAAAATTTATCAAGAAGCAACAGATGAAATTGAAAATTTACAAAAGCAAATGCAAACTGAATATGGCGCCCCTTTAGAAATTATGATGAACTAATATGGCAACTTCAGTATATTTTAATAATTACAACTCAACAGGTGAACAACACCTTATAGAAGATTTAATTGTTGAATCAATTAAAATCATGGGGTTCGATGCATTTTATATGCCAATTTTTAATCCTGAAGATAGAGATATTTTATACGGAGAAGATCCAGTTAAAAAATTTAAAACTTCATATCCATTAGAAATGTACTTATCAAATTCTTCTGGTTATGAAGGTCAACAAGATTTCTTTTCTAAGTTTGGTTTAGAAATTAGAGATGTTGTTAAAGTAATATTATCAAGAAGGTCATTTGAACAAAGATTGCCTCAAGGAATATTAACAAGACCTAGAGAAGGTGATTTAATATATGTACCTTTCTTAAATGGTACTGGTGAATTGTATGAGATTACTTTCGTTGAACAAGCCAAAGATTTTCATCAATTAGGAAGAAAAGCACCATATTTCTATGAATTAAACCTTGAGAAATTTAAGTACTCACAAGAAATTATTAACACAGGTATGGCAGATATTGATAAAGTTTCTACAGATTCTTCATATACTTTACATTTAAATGCTGGAACTGGAACAGGTGTATATACAATTCAAGAAATTGTGTATCAATCTTTAGACGGTACATATGCAAACGCAAATACAGTTGCATATGTACAATCTTGGATTCCAAGTTCAAATACTTTATCAGTTACAAATATTGCTGGTGAGTTTATTGACGGAAGATTGTTAATTGGTAAAACAAGTAATGCTCGTTATACATTAACATCTTTTGACCCATTACAAACTCCAGGCCATTTAGAAGTATATGATAATTTTTATCTTGCTAACACAGCGAATTCTATTATAGATTTCTCTGAATCTAATCCTTTTGGTTCAATCTAATGGCAAATGTAACATACAATCGTGTTATTCGTAAACTCGTAGTAGGTTTTGGTAATCTATTTGATGAGATTACTCTGGTTCGATATAATTCAAATAACACAGAAGCAGAAAGATTTGTTGTTCCTATTGCCTATTCAGCAAAAGAACTATATGTTCAGAGATTATTATTTGATCCTGATTTGGATAAAAAAGTTGCAATGACTTTACCAAGAATGTCTTTTGAAATGACAGGTATGCAGTATGATGTATCGAGAAAACAAAATACAAACATAAAGAATTACACAAATACAAATTCTGGTGTAGTGTCTCAATATAATCCGGTACCTTATGACTTTGATTTTTCTTTATATTTGTATGTAAGAAATACTGAAGATGGTACACAATTATTGGAACATATTATTCCTTTTTTTACTCCTGATTACACAATTAAATTAAATTTAATACCAGATTTAGGTGTTGTAAAAGAAGTACCTGTTATTTTAAATAATGTAACTTCTGAAGTTAATTATGAAGGCGATAGAAATTCTCCAACTAGAATGATTATCTGGACTTTAAATTTTACAGTTAAAGGTTTTATATTTGGTTCTCATACTACACCAAAATTAATTCGTACATCTATTACAAATATATTAAATGATATAAAAGATACGGATGTAGTAAGATTTAAAATGACAGCAAATACTGGAGTTGGTAGTTATCAGGCAGGTGAAATTGTTTATCAAGGATATACTCCACAAATTTCAACCGCTACGGCTAAAGTTGTTAGTTGGAATTCTAGTAATAATGTTTTGCATTTAACAAATATCAATGGTAATTTTGTTTCTTCATCGCCTATTATAGGCACAACTACAAATTCAAATTACACATTTAATTCGTATCAAGTACAACCAAAAAATCTATCTCAGATTGTTACTACGCCTACTCCAACAGATGCTAGTGCGAATGATAAATATAATTACACAACCATAATTACAGAAACACCTAATATTAATACCAATGTAGTCTCTAGTGTACCTTTTAATACTGATTTAATGTTAAATATATATGGTATTGATGACCTTCACACTCAACAAGCAAATACAATAGATTTAGGATCTTAGAATGTCTAGAATAATTCAATTTAAAAGATATGGGGCAGCTGCGATTGCCAATACAACTGGTGCAAACGGTGAGATAATTATTGATATAACAAATAGATCCATAACTGTTCATGACGGAGTAACTGCTGGAGGATTTGGCGCAATACTAGATGTTTATGCTAGAGCTGCATCAAATTTGGCTTTAACTACAGCCAATTCAGCCAATATTTTATCACAATCTGCATCTGATAAGGCCAATTCAGCCAATATTTTATCACAATCTGCATCTGATAAGGCCAATTCAGCCAATGTTCTAGCACAAACTGCATTTGATAAGGCCAATTCAGCCAATGTCCTAGCACAAACTGCATTCGATAGTGCCAATTCAGCCAATGTTTTGGCACAAACTGCATTTAGTAAAGCAAATTCAGCCAATATATTAGCGCAAGCTGCATTTACACAAGCAAACACTTCAGCTCAAACCGTTCCACAAAATGCTCAAACAACAAATTATGTTTTACAATTGTCTGATGCTGGTAAACATATTTACTACACGCAATCATCAAATGTAATATTGTATATTCCCACAACATCTAATGTGGCATTTTCTAATGGTACAACGATTATGATTGTTTCTAGAACATCGTCAAATGCTAACATAACTGTATCACCAAACACAGGTGTAACAATGTATCTTGCAGGTAATACATCAAGCGCATCAAGAAATGTTACTACATATGGTGTGGCCACACTAATTCAAGTTGCATCAAACACATGGTTCATTAGCGGAAGCGAAGTAGTATAAATTTTAATATGGAAATACTATGAATAACCTTGATAAAAATTTGAGTGGAGTGTTTGATGTAACTCCCATTGGTGAACCAGAATCACCAAAAAAACAACCTTTAACTACAAGTTATAAACAACCTGATATGGATTCCGATTTAACGGATGCCTATCAGCAATCAAAAGAAAATCTTCAAGGTATCATAGACCAAGGCCAAGAAGCCATGTATGAGATATTGGAGATTGCCAAAGCAGGCCAGCACCCAAGAGCATTTGAGGTGTATGCCACTTTACTAAAGAACATGACCGAAGCCAACGATAGACTTCTAAAGATTCAAAAAGAAATGCGTGAAATCTCTGGCGTTAAGAAAGAAGCTAATACCACCAACATAGACAAAGCCATTTTTGTAGGTTCTACATCTGAATTAAGTAAGTTACTAAAAAGTAAAGACTAATGGCAACACAAAAGAAAGAGTCGTATCGTGATAATCCTCTACTAAAAAGAGTAGGTATAGATGTTAGTTTTACCGAAGAACAAGTAGAAGAATATATTAAATGTCGAAAAGACCCATTATATTTTGCCAAATACATTAAAATTATCACACTTGATGAAGGTGTGACTGAGTTTAAAATGTATGACTTTCAAGAAGAAATGATACGAACATTTCACAATAACCGTTTTACCATCATGAAATGTCCTCGTCAGGTTGGTAAAACTACTACAACAGTCGCATATCTTCTTTGGACAATTCTATTTCAAGATTCTCAATCTGTAGCAGTTCTTGCTAACCGAGGTGAAACCGCTCGTGGTATTTTAAGTAAGTTACAATTAGCTTATGAAAATTTACCTATGTGGTTACAACAAGGCGTTGTTGAATGGAACAAAGGCCGAGTAGAATTAGAAAACGGTTCTATTATCGTAGCTTCATCTACATCAAGTTCAGCGGCTCGTTCTGGTTCTTTTAACATTGTGTTCTTAGATGAGTTTGCTTTCGTGCCATCTAATATTGCCACAGAATTCTTCACCTCAGTCTATCCCGTTATTACTGCTGGTACAAAAACAAAGATTATTATTGTTTCTACACCTAATGGTATGAATTTGTTTTATAAAATTTGGACTGATGCAGTTAATAAAAACAATAATTATATTCCATTTGAAGTTCATTGGTCAATGGTACCAGGTAGAGATGAAGCTTGGAAAGAAGAAACTATTAAGAATACTTCCGAAAGACAGTTTAGACAAGAGTTTGAAACTGAATTCTTAGGTTCTTCTAATACACTTATTTCTGGTCAAAAATTACAACAGTTAGCTTATAAACCACCAATTGCCAACCATGACAAGATGAATATCTATAAACATCCTATAAAGGGTGATGATGAAACTACCAAAGACCATTTATATGGTATTTGGGTTGATGTATCAGAAGGTAAAAATTTAGACTGTTCTACTTTTTCTGTAATAGATATATCAACTACACCATATGAACAAGTAGCCACATATAGAAGTTCGTCAATTTCTCCTATACTTTTTCCAACAGTCATCTATAATGCTGCTAAGTATTATAATGATGCTTATGTTTTAGTGGAGATAAATAACACACCACAAGTTGCTGACATTTTACATCAAGACCTTGAATATGAAAATTTATTCAAAGTATTTACAGGTAATAAACAACCACAACAGTTGTCAGCTGGGTTTGCTAGAGGTGTACAACTAGGTTTGAAAATGTCAGTTCAAGTTAAAAGAATGGGTTGTTCTAATCTTAAGACTTTAATTGAAGGCAATAAATTACTTATTAATGATTTTGATACAATATCAGAGTTAACTACTTTTGTTGCTAATAAAACATCATTTTCAGCAGAAGCAGAAGCAAATGATGATATGGTTATGGGTTTGGTGATGTTTGCGTGGGCAACCACACAAAAATATTTTAAAGAAATAGTAAATCATGATATAAGAAAACAGATTCAGTTAGAAGATATGAATCAACTGGACCAAGAAATATTACCAGCACCAATTATTGAAGATGGACTGGAACATAAATTTGAAGTTTTCGATGGTGATGTATGGGAAGCCGCTGATGGTGGCGAAATTTATTCAAGTTTTATCAGAGATTCTATTAGGAATCTATAAAGATAGCGTTTGATAAATATAGTAATGGTATTATAACTGCCAATAACATAATAATTTAAGGAGAACACAAATGGCATTTCAAATCTCTCCAGGTGTAGCCACTTCCGAAGTCGATTTAACGACAGTAGTTCCTTCGGTACAAACTACAGCCGGTGCATTCGTAGGGTCTTTTACATGGGGACCTGCGGAAAAAATAATTCAAATTACTAATGAAACACAATTACTTAGTAAATTTGGTAAACCTGTAACACCCGCAGGAACCACAACATCTGCTAATGTAATTACAAGTTTTCACACTGCTGCTTCTTTTTTAGCTTATGGAAATAATCTTAAAATTGTTAGACAAATTAGTTCTTTAGCTAATAACGCAACAGCAAATTCTTCTAGTCCTGGTGTATCAATAAAAAATGAAGATATCTTTGAATATTCTTATTTAAACACAACAAATAATAATAACGCATATGGTGCTTTTGTAGCAAGATATCCAGGAGCTTTAGGTAATTCATTAACTGTATCTGCTTGTGATGCTGGTGGTGCTTTTTCAACATGGAATGTTAATGGTGTTGGCGTTTCTACTTATTTTCCTGGCGCTCCAGGAACTTCTGCTCAAGCTGCAGCCGTTGGAGCATCAAATGATGAGATACATATTGTTGTTGTAGATAGTGGTGGAGAATTTACAGGTACAAAAAATACAGTATTAGAAGTATATCCGTATTTGTCAAAAGCTCGTGATTCAGTAGATTCTTTAGGAAATTCAAATCATTATATTGATTATCTTTTTAAAAATTCAAAATATGTTTATGCAATTGATCCTCCTTTAAGAAATACCCCAGGTTCAGCAGGAACTACTCCAGCAAATACATGGATATATCCTTTAGCAAATACAACTAATACAGCTTTCGCCACAATGAATACCACTCCAACATTAACATTAGTTGGTGGTACTTCTGTTTTATCTACAGATGCAGAAAAAATTACTGCTTGGAATTATTTTACAAATCCAGATTCAGTTGATATTTCTTTAGCAATAACTGGAAATTGTAATATTCCAGTTCAACAACACGTTATTGATAATGTTGCAGGCTCTAGAAAAGATTGTATAGCTTTTATTTCACCTCCTTCAGCAAACGTTATTAATCAAACAGGTAATGAAGCAACCAATATTCAAAATTGGATAACAGCATTAAGTCGCTCTTCATCTTACGTTGTTGCTGATTCTGGTTGGAAATATATGTTTGACAAGTATAATAACAATTATCAATGGATTCCATTAAACGGAGACATTGCTGGTTTATGTGTTTATACTGATGCTGTTCGGGATCCTTGGTATTCACCGGCTGGTTATAACCGTGGTAACTTAAAGAATGTTGTTAAGTTAGCATGGAATCCAAATAAAACACAACGTGATAGTTTATATTCTATTGGTGTCAATCCAGTTGGTACATTCCCTGGTCAAGGTACTGTATTGTTTGGAGATAAAACATTACAATCCAAACCATCTGCATTTGATAGAATCAATGTTCGTAGATTGTTTATTGTGTTAGAAAAATCAATTGCTCAAGCAGCTAAGTTTTCTTTGTTTGAATTCAATGATGTTTCTACACAAAATCAATTTGTTAATTTGATAACTCCATTTTTAGCAGACATTAAAGCACGCCGTGGTATCTATGACTTCCGTGTTGTTTGTGATTCTACAAATAATACTTCGGCAGTTATTGATGCTAATCAATTTGTTGGTGATATTTACGTTAAACCTTCTCGTTCAGTTAACTTTATTCAATTGAATTTTGTTGCTGTAAGAACTGGTGTCGATTTCACAACAATCGTTGGACAAGCTTAATAAATAATACAACGATATAGGAGAAAAAAATGGCATTTAACGTATCACAATTTAGGTCAGAACTTCAGTTTGACGGAGCTCGGCCAAATCTTTTCGAAGTGAATTTAACATTCCCAACAGCAGTACCTGGTGCTGGTGATGCCACTCGTAAAGCTTTGTTCCAAGCAAAATCTGCTCAGCTACCTGGTTCAACTATTGGTACTGTTCCATTATATTATTTTGGTCGTGAAATGAAATTTGCTGGTAACAGAACTTTCACAGATTGGACAGTAACAATTATCAACGATGAAGATTTCACGATTCGTAATTCGATGGAACGATGGATGAATCTAATCAATGGTCACTCAGGTAATGTAAGAAATGCAACCTTCAATACACCGCTAGGTTATACCGTTAACGCAAACGTAGTACAATATGGTAAAGATAGTTCTGTATTAAAGAGATGTACTTTTGTTGGAATGTTTCCAGTTGATGTAGCTCCAATTGATTTAGATTGGGGTTCAAATGATTCTATTGAAGAATATTCAGTAACATTTGCATATCAGTACTGGACTTCAGATTCAACAGATAACGTTTAATTTTTATTATTTTATAGAGAGGACCTAGGTCCTCTCTTTTATGTTTTTTTGAATTGAAATAGGACAATATGGCCGCTAATAAATTTTCACTTTTTGGTTTTACAATTTCACGGAAAGACGATGACGTCCAAGCCGTGCAACAATCTTTTACGCCTCCAGTTAATGATGATGGTGCCCTTACCATTACTTCTGCCGCTTACTATGGCACTTACGTTGACCTAGATGGCTCTGCTAAAAATGAAATAGAACTCATTGGTCGTTATCGTGAAATGGCAATGCAGCCAGAAATCGAATCTGCTATTGATGACATTATCAATGAAGCTATTTGCCAAGATGATGATGGTAGAAATATTCGTATGATTTTGGATGAATTAAAGCAACCAGATAAAATTAAAAAATCATTACAAACAGAATTTAGTACTGTGCTTAGATTGTTAAACTATAATCAAATGGCACAAGACATTTTTCGTAGATACTATGTTGATGGTAGATTATATTACCACATGATTATTGATAGAGAAGCGCCTACAGAAGGTATTAAAGAATTAAGATATATTGACCCACGAAAAATTCGTAAGGTTAGAGAAGTTAAAAAATCAAAAGACGAAAGGACTGGCGTAGAAGTTGCCAATGTAATCAATGAATACTATATTTTTAACGATAAAGTTATTTCTGGTTCTTCTAGTAATTTTGGGCCTGTGGGTGTTAGAATTACCACCGACTCAATTATTTCTGTTGTTAGTGGTCTTATGGACTCTCGTAGGGCTGTGGTATTGTCATACCTACACAAAGCGATAAAACCACTTAATCAATTAAGGATGATTGAAGATGCTACTGTCATATATAGAATTTCTAGGGCTCCTGAGCGTAGGATTTTTTATATTGATGTGGGTAATTTACCGAAATTAAAAGCAGAACAATACCTTCGTGACATCATGGTCAAATATAAAAACAAATTAGTCTATGATGCCGTTACAGGTGAAGTAAGAGATGACCGTAAATTCTTATCAATGATGGAAGATTTTTGGTTGCCTCGTAGAGAAGGTGGTAAAGGCACAGAAATTACAACATTACCTGGTGGTCAAAACTTAGGTGAGTTGGAAGATGTTAAGTATTTTGAAAAGAAATTATATAAAGCTCTGAGTGTTCCAGTTTCTCGATTAAATCCAGAATCTTCTGGTTTCTCATTAGGTCGTACTAATGAAATTACCCGTGATGAATTAAAGTTTGCCAAGTTTGTTGATAGACTTCGTAATAAGTTTTCTAATCTATTTGACCAAGCAATGCGTGTACAAGTTGTATTAAAAGGTATTTGTACAGCAGAAGAATGGGACATGATGAAAGAAAATATTTATTATGATTTCATTAAAGATAACAACTTTACAGAATTAAAAGATGCTGAGTTAATGACTAATCGTTTAGGTTTGTTACAAACTATTGACCCATATACAGGTAGATACTTTTCTCAATTATGGATTCAAAGAAATGTTTTACGTTTATCTGATGATGAGATTGAAGAAATGGATAAAGAAATTGAAATGGAAAAAGAACAAGGACTTGGACTACCAGTTGGTGTAATGAATGATGTATCACAACAACAAATGATGTCCCAAGTGCCGGCACAACCTCAAAATCCAGATGACCAAAAACATGAAATTGCAATGGCAACAAAGCAACAATCAAAAAGTGATAAATAAATTAATTAGGAGAATAAAATGGAAAAAAGTATAATCGACTACGCAATGGACCAAGATGGTGTTCAATTTAGAAATGCACTATATGCTTCTATTCAAGATAAAGTAACTGCTCATATTGAAGCGGCTAAACAAAGTTTGGCAAAAAATTTAATTACGCCAGAAGATTATGAAGAATCTGAAGAACAATCAGAAGAATAGATAAATAAATTAACAGGATAAAAAATGGCAAATAAATATTCATATCAAGTTTTAAAGGACGATACTCAACACGCAATCATCAAATTAACTGGTGAGTTTGATGGTTCTGGCCAAGAAAATAATGTATCACGAATTGCTGCCAATACTTTATATGGAGCTTTAGATGCAAATAATGTACCTTTAGGTTCATCTTTAAGCGTTAGTAACACAGCAAAACCTTATTATGGTTTAACAATTCACCGTGTTTGGTATGATTCTGATACTGCAACTGGTGATATTCAACTATATTGGGCAAATACAGCAAGTGCTTTAGCAAATTCTGGCGTTCCAATATTGTTTATGCAAGGTAATGGTGAGTATGATGGAAATGGAAATTGGATTACAATCAAAAATCCAACAAAAACAAGTTACAACAATGGTGATATTGCCATTTGTTCCCGTGGACAATTAGCTAATGCAAGTTATACTATCGTTATGGAAGTAAGAAAAGAAAATGAGTATTACCAGCGTGGTCAGTTTAATGATCCAGCTGCATTTAACTACGGTACATATAAAATTACTCCATAGGCCAATTATGAAACTTATTAAAGAAATAAACGACAACGTAAACTATACTTACTTAGAAGAATCTAATGGTAAAAAATCTTTACACATTGAAGGTCCTTTTTTAGTTGCTGAAACTAAAAATAAAAATGGTCGTTTATATGAATATAATACTATGAAGAAAGAAGTTAGTCGTTATACAGAAGAATACATTAATAAGCACCGTGCTTTCGGTGAATTAGGACATCCAGAATCGCCTTCTATTAATCTTGACCGTGTATCACATATGATTGTAGGATTAAGAGAAGATGGTAATACTTGGATAGGTAAAGCAAAAATATTAGATACGCCAATGGGTAATATAGCAAAAAGCCTTATTGAAGGTGGTGCTCAGTTAGGTGTATCTTCAAGAGGCATGGGTTCATTGAAGAACGTCAATGGCGTTAACGTAGTTCAACCCGATTTTTATCTAGCCACAGCGGCAGATATTGTAGCAGACCCTTCAGCACCTGGTGCTTTTGTACAAGGTATCATGGAAGGTAAAGAATGGATGTTAGTCAATGGTGTTTGGACAGAACAATATATTGAAGAAGCTAAGAGAGAAATCAAACAAGCTTCAAGAAAAGATATTGAATCAGTAAGTCTACGCATATTTGAGAACTTCATGAAAAAACTTTAAATATAAATATATCCAAATAAATCAAGGAGATTTTCAAAATGGCAAATTTTAATTTATCTGACGCCGCTAAAAGTGTTTTATTAGGCGAAGATTCAAAATCAATTCAAGCATCTACCATTTACGGTAAAAGACCTGAAGGTGGTAAGTTACCTACATCAGTAGTTACTGGTCAACAAGACGCAGGTAAAATTGGTGATTCACCAACAAAAATGGGCGATGCAAATCCAAACTATACTGCTGGCACACCATCTGCCACTCCTCCAGGCGCTACACCTCCTGTAGGTTCACAAAAAGATGGCGTTGGTGCTTCTAAACTAAAAGGTCAACCAGGTGATGAAGGTACGGCAACAACTCCTGTACAACAAGCTGCTACTGACTATGCCGCTATTCGTGACCGTATTGCTGGCAAACGTGCTGCTCAAATGATGATGCCAAATCCAGGTGCCACATTTCAATCTTACGGCGAAGAAACTGAAGTTGAAGAAGAAGAAATCATTGAAGAAGAAAAAGAAGAAGGTCATGAAGATGCTGCTCAAGACAAAGCAATGATGAAAAAAATGTTAAACAAAGAAAAAATGAAAGAGAAAATGAAAGAAGATATGGACGCTTTACTTTCTGGTGAAAATCTTTCAGAAGAATTTGTAACTAAAGCCACTACAATTTTTGAAGCTGCTGTTATTGCTCGTGCTGAAGAAGTTATTGCTGAAGCTGAAGAGCAGTTAATGGAAGAATTTGAAATCGCTGTTGAGTCAATTAAAGAAGATTTGGCAGCTAAAGTAGACGACTACCTAAATTATATGGTAGAAGAATGGATGAAAGATAACGAACTTGCAATTCAATCTGGTCTCAAGTCAGAGATTACAGAAGAATTCTTAACTGGTTTAAGAGATTTATTCATTGAACACAACATCGATATTCCTGAAGATAAGGTAGATATCGTTGAAGAATTGGCAGCTCAATTAGAAGCTACTGAAGCCGTTCTAAATGAAGAAATCGCTCGTGGTGTTGAATTATCAAAAGCACTAAACGAACAGAAAAAAATTGAGGCTATCTACACAGCGTGTGAAGGCCTAACGCAAACTCAAGTAGAAAAAATGAAGTCGCTCGCAGAGGGTGTTGACTTTACTACTGAGGAAGAGTTTACAACCAAACTTGAAACTTTGAAAGAATCATATTTCAAAGCAGATGTGAAAGTTGCAACTACTGATGCTTTAGATGACGAAGTTTTGCTAGAAGAAGAAAAGAGGACAATTAAATCTTCAAATTCTGAAATCGATTATTATGCAAAAACTATTTCACAGACTTTGGTAAAATAATAAATAAAATACCAAAACAAGAAACTCACAAGGAGAATTAAATGTATTTAACAGAAGAATTATCAAAAGCTTGGTCTCCAGTTCTGGATCATCCAGAATTAGAACCAATTAAAGACCCGTACAAGCGTGCAGTTACAACTGTCATTCTTGAAAATCAACGTCAAGCTATGGCTCAAGACCGTCAACAGTTAAACGAAACTTTAACTGATACTGGTCCTACAAACATTGCTGGTGGTGTTCAGAACTTTGACCCAATCTTGATTTCTTTAGTACGCCGTGCTTTGCCTAACTTAATCGCTTATGACGTTGCTGGTGTTCAACCAATGACTGGTCCTACAGGTTTAATTTTTGCAATGCGTGCTCGTTACGAGAATCAATCTGGTGCTGAAGCTTTCTACAATGAAGCAAACACAGTATTCTCAGGTGCTAAATCTACCAATAACCCATACGGTTTTCAAGGTACATTAACAACTGATACTGCAAACACATTCCAAAACGTAACTTCTGGTGCAACTACTTCTGGTATTGCATTCCCAACAGCTAACGCTGAGTTGTTAGGTTCTGAATCTGGTGCTGCTTTCCAACAGATGGCATTTACGATTGACAAAGTTACTGTAACTGCTCAATCCCGTGCTCTCAAAGCTGAGTATTCATTAGAATTAGCACAAGACTTGAAGGCAATTCATGGTCTTGACGCTGAAACAGAATTGTCTAACATTCTGTCTACTGAAATTTTGGCTGAAATTAACCGTGAAGTTATTCGTACAATCTATACTTGTGCTGTTGCTGGTGCTCAGTATGGTACAACTACTGCTGGTTACTTTGACTTAGATACAGACTCAAACGGTCGTTGGTCTGTTGAGCGTTTCAAAGGTTTGATTTTCCAAATTGAACGTGATGCTAACGTAATTGCAAAACAAACTCGTAGAGGTAAAGGTAACGTATTAATCGTTTCTTCTGACGTTGCTTCTGCTATGGCAATGGCTGGTGTATTATCTTATACTCCTGCTCTTCAATCTGACTTACAAGTAGATGATACAGGTAATACATTTGCTGGTTTGTTACATGGCCGTATCAAAGTTTATATCGACCCATATTTTGGTGGTTATACTGCTAATCAAGAACTCGTAACTATCGGTTATAAAGGTTCTTCACCATATGATGCTGGTATTTTCTATTGCCCATACGTTCCTCTCCAAATGGTTCGTGCTGTTGACCAGTTTACATTCCAACCTAAGATTGGTTTCAAAACTCGTTACGGTATGGTTGCTAACCCATTTGCAAAAGGTTTAACTGCTGGTACAGGTACATTAGATCCTCGTACTAACGTTTATTACCGTTTGTTTGGCGTTAAGAACTTGATGTAATCAAATCACCATAGAGTGATACTTTAGAGAGACCTCTTCGGAGGTCTCTTTTTTTATGGCCTAAATACCTGTATGACTGTACTTACAAGAGCCCCTCAAAATATTAATTATTTACAACCGTCAAAGTTTCTTTTAAGCTTTGACAGGATGCCTACTGTTCAATATTTTTGCCAAGAGGTAAATTTACCTGGTGTTTCGATGGGACAAGCTCCTATTAATACTCCAATGTTGGACATATATGCACCTGGCAATAAATTAACCTACAATAACCTTGCTGTATCGTTTACAATAGATGAAGGTTTAATTGGTTGGCAAGAAATTTATAATTGGTTTAAAGCAATGGGTTCTCCAGCAGGATTTGAAGAAAGAAATAGATTGTCTGAAGTACAAAGTAAAAGAACAACCAGTTCTAAAAGTTATTCTAATGCCACTTTAACAATTCTTTCAGCATTAAATAATCCATTAAAAAGAATTACCTATTATAATGCCTTTCCTTTAACATTATCCGATATTCAATTTGATACCAAATCTGACGCAAATCAGATTCTTACCGCTAGTGCATCTTTTAATTACGATTACTTTGAATTTACATCAGCTTAATATAACAATATATTATGTATAAATTATCAGACATAAAATCATTGCATCTAGAAACTACTTCCAAATGTCAAGCTAAATGTCCACAATGTGCTCGTAACTGGCATGGAGGTAAACTTAGGCCGCATATTGAATTGGATGAAATCACTTTAGTACAATTTAAAGAATGGTTTTCTTCAGATTTTATTAAACAACTTACCAATATTTCTATGTGTGGTAGGTTAGGAGATCCTATAATTGCTAAAGATACTTTAGAAATATTTAAATATTTAAGAGAAACAAACAACAATTTAATATTAAATATGTCCACCAATGGTAGTGCAAGAAACTCACAATGGTGGACAGATTTAGCTAAACTTGGTGTTAATGTTTATTTTGCTCTTGATGGATTAAGTGATACACATTCCATTTACAGAATTGGAACCAACTGGGAAAAAGTTATTGAAAACGCCAAAACTTTTATTAAATCTGGTGGTCAAGCACATTGGGAAATGCTTGTTTTTAAACACAATGAACATCAAGTAGATGATTGTGAAAAATTAAGCCGGCAATTGGGATTTGTTAGATTTGAATCAAAACATACCAATCGATTTGATTCAACTGGTATGTTAAAGGTTTTAAATGATGAAGGAACTCCAATCAATATTATATACCCAACAAAAAAAAGTGAAGGTATGATTGGTAAAATTATAAAACAAAAAGAACAACAAGAACAATTACCAACTATTAATTGTATGGTTAAAAAAACCAATCAAATTTATATAAGTGCCACAGGAACAGTTAACCCTTGTTGTTGGACAAACATAGAACATGATTGCCATACTGATTTATCAAGAGTTGATTATATGGACCTTATAGGTGTTTGGCCAAATTTAAAAAAACAAAAATTATCTGAAATATTTGATAGTGGGTATTTTGATAAAATAGAAAAAACATGGACCACTTCACCATTAAAAGTTTGTAAAAAGAATTGTGGAAAATTTAATGTATATTATGAACAATACAGAAATGACTATCTTACGCCTTGACACGATAACATAGGTCATGTTATAATGTAGATTTAGTGTTATTACTTTGAATATATTATGGAAACTTTAGAACAAATATTAGAATCATGGAAATCTGACGCAGACATGGACCAGACAGAACCTGGTAAAGAACTGTTAAAGATTCCAAAACTCCACAACAAATACTTGACCATCTTGGTCAAACATAAAATGGCTTCCAAAAAGTCTCATTTTAATTATCTACGTATGCGTAAAGTTAAGATTGACTATTATGGAGGTCGCCTAAGTAAAGAAGAACTATTGATGCACGGATGGGAGCCATTTCAATTCGTTCTTAAATCGGATGTGAATGCTTATTTGGAAGCAGATGAAGATTTAATTAGACTATTGGAAAAGAAATCTTATCATGAAGAAGTGGTGTCTGTGATTGAATCTATTATGAATGAATTAAAACAAAGAACATGGCAGCTACGTGATTTTATATCATGGGAAAAATTTATTGGCGGTCAATAATGGCACATATTATTGCAAATCTTCCACCAGTTAAATGTTTTATTCGTAAAGAATTCCTTTATGACTTTAAAAAAGGACACAAAGAACTTGAACCTTGTTGGTGGATAACTATCAAATCATTAAGAGGTCAAGCATTTAGAATTGAATCTTATTTAAATAACTATGGTGCTCTTTATGATAAACTACCTTTACACGCATACTGTTGGAAGCCTATTGAAGGTGAACCACTACCATTAGATTATCTTCAGTTATGGGATTGTTTATCTTATGATATAACAGTTTTAAAGAAATCTCAATTACAATCAATGAGATGTAAATTTAAATTAAAAAATGGAGATTGGATGTATGGTGTTTATCTTTTTACAGTTGATTCTGCACATCCTGATTTTAACATACTTGATACAGGATTTTCTGAAGATGTCGAGGACCACAAGTCTTATAATTTCATTATGTGTGATAATGGGCAGTTTGCTGCTCAGCCAAATAATCGTTTAATTATTTTAGAGCCAAGTAGTAATCCAAAAGAATTAAAAATTCCAGATTTTCATGTGGCTACAAATAAATGGTCAGTTGAAACAGATGCCAAATGGTCTTTAGGAAACACAAATACGGTAATGTATGAGTGAAATAAACATTTCTAAAGTCAATGAGGTATACTTAAAAGTTGAATGTGAAAAACATATAGCTAAAGAGTTATCGGAGTTTTTTACATTTTTTGTTCCTGGTTATACTTTTGTTCCTGCTTATAGGAATAAAATTTGGGATGGAAAGATAAGACTTTTTGATTTAAGAAGTAATCAAATATATATTGGTTTATTACCATACATAGAAGAATTCTGCCAAGAAAGAAACTATACTTGGCACCACGATTTTGTACAAGACGAATACTCAGTTTACCATGCGAACAAATTTATATCACAAATTAGTCCACATTCTCGTGGACAACGAATTGAAGTCAGGGAACACCAACTCTCTGCCTATATTCACGCAATGCAAAACCGAAGAGCTTTACTCCTGTCTCCAACCGCTTCGGGAAAATCCCTCATCATCTATCTCATCTTTAGACAACTCTTAGAATATCAAAAACTAAAAGGTCTTATAATTGTTCCAACTACTTCTTTGGTAGAACAATTATATACAGACTTTGAAGATTATGCTAACGATTCAATGCAATCTTTAGTACATAGAATATATCAAGGAAAAGAAAAAGAGTCAAGCCTTCCTTTAACAATTTCCACATGGCAATCATTGTATAAGATGCCTAAAGAATATTTTCATCAATTTGATTATGTAATAGGTGACGAAGCCCATCTATTCAAAGCACAATCATTAACAACAATACTCACTTCTTGTATTAATGCCAAATACCGCATAGGACTTACTGGAACGTTGGATGGAACGAAAACACACAAGTTAGTATTAGAAGGACTATTTGGCAAAATAAATAAAGTTATTAGTACAAAAGAATTGATTGATAAAAAACAAGTTTCAGATTTTGAAATTAAATGTTTAGTATTAAAACATGCAGATGAAAAATGTTTAGAGTTAAAAGATAAAACTTACCAAGAAGAAATTCAATATCTAATTTCAAATGAAGCCAGAAATAAATTCATTAAAAATCTTGCAGTTAGCCTAGGTAAAAATACTTTGGTGTTATATCAAATGGTTGACAAACATGGTCAAATCCTGTATGATATCATAAGAAACACAGAAAAGATAGGCAGCAGAAAGGTATTTTTTGTTCATGGTGGAACTGACACTACAGACCGTGAAGAAATTAGAAAAATTATGGAAATAGAAAATGATGCAATCGTGGTGGCCTCTTATGGTACTTTTAGTACTGGAATCAATATTCGTAATTTGCATAATATCATATTTGCAATGCCAACTAAATCTACAATTAGAACATTACAGAGTATTGGTAGAGGCCTTAGGCAAAATGAAGGCAAAGAAATAGCAACTCTATATGATATTTCTGATGACCTTAGATATAAAAAACATATGAATTATACTTTAAAACATTTCGTGGAAAGAACTAAGATATATAATGATGAACAGTTCCCATATAAAATCTATAAGATAGGACTAAAAAATGTTTAGTACACAAATAATAAAATTACAAAATGGGGAAGAATTGATAGCTAATGTGGATTTGAGTATTACTGGCACATCTTATGTTTTAGAAGAACCAATGAAATTTTGGATTGATTATCGTAATAACAACTCTTTAGTTATTCAACATTATTTACCGGTACAATTAATTAAAGAAAATAAAATTTCTATTAACGTTAAAAATATATTAACAATAATGAGTCCTACGGAAGACTTTGTTGAATATTACTATCATACTATTGAAAAAATTAAAAGACTGATGAAAGCTAAAGCAGATATTGCCGATATGACAGATGAAGAAATAAATTATATAATAAATGAATTTGAAATGGAAAACAATGAAACAGGAACAGTACATTAATATTAATCTCAAAACAGGACATACTCGACTTTACTCTCTTGTCAAGCGTTTGTCAATAACTTTAGGTGGTAAACATGGCTTCTAAACCAAAACAATATGTAAACAATGCAGATTTCTTAGCTGCTCTTATTGATTATAAAGAAAAATGTAAGATAGCTAAAGCAGATAAGAAACCACCACCAGCAATACCCAATTACATAGGTGAATGTTTTATGAAGATAGCAGAAGGTCTATCACACAAACCTAATTTCATTAACTATACCTATCGTGATGAAATGATATCTGATGGTATTGAAAATTGTTTAATGTATTTTGATAATTTTAATCCAGATAAATCTAAAAATCCATTTGCCTATTTTACACAGATAATTTACTTTGCCTTTCTTAGAAGAATTAGTAAAGAAAAGAAACAACAATATGTTAAGTATAAAGCCACAGAACAAATGGGTATACTTGATGAATTTGAAATGTTAGAATTTGAAGATGGTACCACAAAACAGTTTGAACTATATGATAATATTTCAGAGTTTATTGAAAATTATGAAATAGCAAATAAAAAGAAAAAAGAAACAAAAAAACCAAAAGGGCTTGAAAATTTCTTAGGAGAGTGATATACTTATTTAATTATGAAAATAGCAATTATAACAGACCAACATTTTGGTGCTCGGAATGATTCAATCCATTTTTTGGACTTCTATGAAAAGTTTTATAAAGAAACTTTTTTTCCTAAACTATTAGAAGAAAAAATTGATACCGTTCTTATTCTTGGTGATACCTTTGACCGTAGAAAATACATAAACTTTTATTCATACAAACGTGCCAGAGAAATGTTCTTTGACAAATTGTTTTATTATAAAATGAACGTGTTTATGTTGGCCGGTAATCATGATACCTATTTTAAAAATACCAATGATGTAAACTCTGTTGACTTATTATTAGGTGAATATAATAACATTATTGTAATTGATAAACCAGATATCATTTATGTTGGTGATACAAAGATTTGTATGTTGCCTTGGATTTGTCCTGAAAATTATGATGAATCGATGGCAACAATAAAAGAAACTGATGCCAAACTTTGTATGGGGCATTTAGAAATTGATGGTTTTGTTATGCATCGTGGAATGGTGGCAGAAGGAGGATTGAATCGTGAAATCTTTGGCAAATTTGATATGGTCTTTTCTGGCCATTACCACCATCGGTCTAGCTCAGATAACATTAATTATCTTGGGAACCCTTACGAGCTTACCTGGCAAGATTACGGTGATACTAGGGGCTTTCATCTTTTTGATACTGACACTTATGATTTGGAGTTTGTACCTAATCCGAACATAATGTTTCACCGTATTACCTATGATGACAAAAAAGATTCTATCACCGAAATTACCAACAAAGATTTAACAAAATATACCAACACTTATATTAAAGTAGTGGTCATCAATAAAACTAATCCTTTTCTATTCGATAAACTTATGGAAAATATCTATAATATTAATCCAATTGATGTTACCATTGTTGAGGACCATACAGACTTGACAGAAGGTGTAGAAGATGATACAATAGACCAAGCACAAGACACAATGACGATTATTGAACATTTTGTGGATGGTATCAAAGAAGAACATATTAATAATGATAAGCTGAAAACTGTAATGAAAGAACTTTACGTTGAGGCGTTGAACTTAGAGCAGGCATGATTTGTCCATATCTAGATGAAAATAAACTTTGCTCAATATATGAGTTTAGATTTAATTGTTGTCGAAGCTTTCCTAATAGAGAAACTGGAATGTTTTGTAGTGAGACTACCAGATGTGTTTATGATGCAAATGGAAACGTAGACTGCTTTAATTGTAAAGATAAATGTTGTGAACATTTAGAAATACCAGATAATACTCCTATTTGGGAGGTTGTTAAAATATTGGATATTTCTTGTGTTAAATGTAAAGAAACTTATTGTAAATGATTATATTTCAAAAACTCCGTTGGAAGAATATACTTTCTACGGGTAATAGTTTTACTGAACTTGACTTAACCAAATCACCAAACACACTTGTTATTGGTAATAATGGTGCGGGTAAATCTACTATGTTGGATGCCTTGTGCTTTGGTTTGTTTGGTAAACCATTTCGTAAAATCAATAAGCCCAATCTATTAAACTCCATCAATCAACAACAAGGTGTGGTTGAGATTGAGTTTTCTATTGGCAAAAAACAATACAAAGTAATTCGTGGCATTAAACCAAATACATTTGAAGTATTTTGTAATGGT